GCTGAGGCAAGTTCTACTGGCGTTTATAACTGTTTGTGTTATACATCTCGAAATATATGTTTTCGATTGTTATGTATGTCTTGCCGCTGATGGTCAGAATGTTGGCATTACCGGGGTTAGATGTATCAGATGTGAAGTTTGTAAACCTAACAACACCAGATGTCAAACCACTAAACTGCGCGGCGGTCGGGTCTCCAGAGATGACAAGGGTCTGTGTACTTGATGGCGTAATAGTTACGGTTGGTGCTTCGCGGTATGCTCCGGGAGCGATGTACAAATAGTTTGTCCCGTTGGTTAGTACCATATTAGCAAGGGCATACGTTACCGTTTGCCACGCTTGATTTGTAGCTGGCCCTGTCCCTGCGTTGCTGTTGTTTCCGTCAGTGCGGACGTAGTAAGTAACGCCCATCAACGATTGAGCGAACAGGCAGAGCGCCAGACCAATGCTTTGTTTTCTATTGTTCATGGTATCGCGCTCCCGGCTGTTAAGGTTCCCGCACCCAGCGTAAAATCTCCGCCAGTTCCCGCATTAACCAGTGTTGTGAATGGGTCTTTGTAATAGAGAATTGGAGCTGTTCCCGTTGGAGTTGAACCATCCGAACCCAGAGACACCGGAGCACCACCAGCAGACCGGAACTTTGTGATATTTGAAGCGAGATCAATCCTTTGATTCGGCGCATACCAAAACTCTGAAATATCGCAGTTCATTGACCCGGTGTTGCTAATTCGATGCGTGGTCGCACTATAGTAGCAAGGCAAGGCACCGGGCTGACGAGTTGTGAGCGTGGTCCCCTCCGTCCCGTCAACGTAAATTTTGCAGTCCGCACTCGCGTTCGTACTCCATGTCATCGCTACATGATTGAGAACGACAGCTTCGGTGGTGATGTATTGTTAGTGAATACAGTGCATGACTGTGTTTGGTTAGACGGAGTAGATAGCAAAATTGAACAGGTGGCTAGAGAAGCTAAGAGAATCTTAGAGTCTGTGCTATGGTCATACAATATCCTTCATTCTGTGTCTTTCCAGACATTCTATAATTTCTGTATCTGACAACATCTTAGGGTCTTTGTCAGTTACTATGTCGCTTACGTTTGTAACTAGGCTAAGCGTAGCTCTAATTTTGAAAGATCCATTTCTACCAGCGGCGTCTGAGTCGAGCCATGTTGTAACTTTCTCATACTTTGAAAGTATGGCAGATTGTGCTGTCGTAATCTTTGTTCCCAGTAAGCTGTAGCTGTCTGTGTGTTTCGACAATCTAATAGCTGACAGGATATCCTCGGCAATAACTGCTCTCTCGTACTTGCCACTACACCTACCAGTGAACATAATTTTACTGCGGTCTCTGGCTGGTTGCAAATACTTTGGTGTTTGTCCTTTATGTAATGCTCTGCATTGATACCAGATACACTTTCCGGTACTATCGAAAACAGGGAGGATAACACGTTGTAGTAACTCAGAGAATCCCAGTCTATAGCGTCTCCACACGGATTCGGTAATTCCTGCTTTGTATAGCCAGAGTCTTCCAATGAGTGGGATGTCTTCTGTATAGTCACTTGGCAACTCCAGTGTTAATTGTTCTGTTAGTGCTTGCTCGTTTAGTTCCCTAATACGTTGCAACTCACCTAATGTTTGTTTCCCTTTGTCGTGCTGGTCTGTAAACCCGCAACGGAAGCAACTGCACCATAACCTTTTTGAGTCGTTGACGATGCTTAGTGAGCCACCGTCTCCACAAGCTTCGGGACAATCGCCTCTAGTTTTATGACCTTGAGGTAGATTCTCAGCTTTCTGTATCCAACTCATCGTCGTCTACTTCCATATCAAACAACTCTGCGATTAATTCGCGCTCGGCTGTATTAACGTATGTGCTTAGTAGCTCGTTTACTTCTTCGTTAGTCGGCATGTTCTACTCGATAGTCTGGGAAGTACGATTTCATACGTGCTTCGTACTCTGCTGGACAGTCTTCTGAAAACTTCATTACTTTGCCGCGTTTACCGTCTGTGAAGTGACCACTTTCAATTACTGTGTCCCCTACTAACCACACTTTACTTAGGTTGCACGGGAAGTTATCAATTCTTTCAAACACTGGACAGTTAAGGAATATTACGTCTATCATTACACCCTCTGCAAAATGGTTTTCGTCAAACATAGGCTCTAACGTTATCACGCAGCGCATTTGTCCATATTCGTCGGCACCATACCGCTCAGAATGGTCATGTACCACATAACCTAGACGGTCTGCTAGTATGCGTAGTTCGTCGTAATCTAACTTGCTTTCCCACTCTACTAGAATGTCAATGTCTCTCGGTTCGCGCCCTAGCTGTAAGTCGCGTGGATAACCACCAGCAATAATAGCGCTACCTTCTTTAAATGTATTGACGATACTAGTAATTAACTTAGCATCTTTAATGTGTTTCTCGTTCATGTGTATCTCCGTTGTTAGGTTGTTAATTTACTTTTGATCGTGTACTAAGCTGCAATGGAGTAGGCAAACAACATTACAAGCGTATTGATGCTATGCCGGTAACAGAATATGGTAAGGCTTACAATTATATTGATGTTAGTTTAATACCATTAGCTAGTAGCGTGTTTACCCCTTTTAAAAGCGAGATAAAGATGTTGGAGGCAGGAGCGCACAGAAACGCTGTTATAGTACAAAATGCTTTACCTTATAACGCTTTACCTAAGAATGTAGGGCATTGGATAAATGATGAAAGTGATTGGTATAAGGCTATTAAGAAAATGATTAATGAACCAAATTATAGACAGGATAAGGCAGATGCTTTGGAATATTACACACGAACTAATTTTGATATAAACAAATGGACAGAAACGAGAAAACAAATACTAAGATTGGTATTGGCGTAACTACCACACCAAATAGAGAACATTTATTAAATGAATGGTTAATTAACTTTAGAAATAATACTAAAGAGCCTTACCATTTGCACGTTCATAACGATATTAATTATCGTGGTGTTGCTTACTCAAAGAATGAGAACTTAAAAGCATTAAAGGATTGTGATTATATCTTTTTGTTTGATGATGACTGTTACCCTATTAATGATGAGTGGGTAAACTTCTTTACAAGTTCAAATGAATACCACACTTTATTCTTAAATGATTCACATGGGTTAATATATTGGAAAGGTAGCACAGCTTATTATAGAGATTGTGGCGGTGTGTTTATGATGCTTACTAAGGAAGTAGTTGATAAGGTAGGGGCTTTTGGTGACTATGGGCAGTATGGATTTGAACACGCTGGATACTCTCAAAGAATATACAAGGCAGGTTTTACAAAAGCACCTTACCAAATGTTAAGAAGTACAGATAAATATCTAAAGGCTTTGGATTATAATGGACAAATTTTGTCCTCAGTAAGTGATGAAGTAAAGAAAAAAGAAATAGATAAGAATAGAATAAAGTTTGTTGAAGAAGTGAATGATAAAAACTATTTTGTTAATTTTACATAATGAAAGAACACATACTATTTAAGTTAGCAACACGTTCACGACCTGAAAAGGCAAGGGCCTCAATTAATAATATAATTGAAAATTGCAAATCTGATAACTTTACAATATTAGTTAGTGCAGACTTTGATGATGATACCATGAACAACTTTAGTTATGTACATTCAAATGTTACAATAGTTTATGGAATTACTAAGTCTAAAATAGATGCTATTAATAGAGATTTAGATATAGTTAAGGATTGGGATATACTAATTAACACTTCTGACGATATGGTATTTACTAATAAAGGTTTTGATAATATTATTCGCCAAGACTTTGAAGATAACTTAGATCAAGTGCTTCACTACTCAGATGGAAACCAAAAAGAAAACATTATGACCATGTCAATCATGGGTAAAGAGTATTATGAGAGATTTAACTACATTTATCATCCCAATTACAAATCCTTGTGGTGTGATGCCGAAGCTACCGATGTTGCAGTAATGTTAGGTAAGTACAAATACATGGGTGATAATAAGATACTGTTCAAACACTTACATCCAGCGTGGGGACTTGCTCCAACAGATGCGCAATATCAAAAGACAGAAGCACCCGAAATGTGGGATCACG